GAAAGTTGAGCGTGTTCTCGGCAAAGTCTTTGACGATTTTGGATACGTTGTTGTAAAGATCGTCGGCCGTCTTGCTCGCGTTGAGGATCTTCCGCGCTCCTGCTTCGATGCTATCGGCAGAGGACAATGTGGCTTCTGATTCGGCTTTTTGAGCTTTGGAATTTCTCTCTGCCACGTCTATTGCTCGCTCTCGCGCATCGACGGATTCTTGAAGCGCATCAATGAAATCATACAGCGCGTTTCCTCCCATGAACCCTCCTGTTTGAAACGCTCTTCCCCCAGAGAGTTCCTCGGAAGAGTAGCCCATCTTTTGTAAGTGCTGAATAACGATATCGTAGAGTTGCTCTCGTCCCTTTTTCAGCTCTTCTCCGGTCTTTTCGGCTGTAAGACGCCCATTCTCTTTGACGATCTCTGCGATAATGGGAGCCAGGTCTTTTCCGTTCTTGTTGATTTCCTTCATCGCGAGCTGCACAAAGTGGCCGTCAATTACCGCATCCCGTGTAACCTTCGACAAATTCTCCCCGAGTTTTTTGGTGGCGTCTTCTGTGTTCTTCTCAAACGCATCATTCGCCGTCTGTATCGCGTTCAGCCGCTGGCGTTCCGCGCCCTCACTCTTGATAAGCTCGATCGCCTGCTTGCGCTTCTCGTTGATAGATTCGATGTTGTCGCCCTCCTTGATCTGCGTAATGCCGTACTCCTCGAGAATGGCATTGAGTTCGTCCATCGTCTTCTTGTACACGCCCGTGCCTTCGTCAAGACCCGTTAGTGCTGTGCCGAGCATATCGACCTGTTGAATAGACTTCGCCGCACTCTCGCCGAAACGCTCGGACATTTGGGCTGTTTCGTCCACTTCACGTCGGAATGAAACAAACAACGAAATTACAGTTGTGATCGCAGCGATAATGATTCCGAAGGGGTTCGTAGCAAAGGCGACCTTCAACGCGTTAAATGCCCCCGTGGCCATTGAACTAGCTGCGGCCACTCCCGCCTGCGCTTCGGACAATGCGATGCCCTGCATTGCGGCGAGCTTCTGCTGGTAGGCCATACTTTCAGACGCGGCGGCGGCAATACGCGTGGCAACAGCCGCTACCATCGTCGCCGCCTTATACGCCCCATAAATAGCGACCACGGAAAGCACGACCTTCCCGATCGTCTTCCAGTTCTCGATGAGTTTGCCCGTGATGTCGAGCGCGCCCGAGATATTCCCCTCCTGGCTGCGCCCGATCTCGTTCATCATCTGCTCCCACGCGTCCTCGATGTTAGATAGCTGTCCTTTAATCGTCTTCGACTGCTTATCCATCAGGCCACCGAATTTGCTGCCTTCGCCCGTCAACGCTTCGATAGCCTTCTGCACTTCAGGGAAACCGATCTTGCCCTCTTCGACAAGCTTCTTCACCTCGCTCTTGTTCTTGCCGAACTGCTTGGCGAGTTCGTCGGCGAGGGGAATACCACGGCCGAGGAACTGATTGAGGTCTTGTGTGTACAAGCGTCCCTGCACCATGGTCGTGCCGTAAAGAAATGCGAGGTCTTTGAGTGGCATAGACAAGCCCGCGGCGATGTCTCCGAGACGGATTAGCGTCTCGTTCACCTTGTTGCCCTCCATTCCGTAGGCGAGGAGCATCTTCGACGCTTCGGCAACCTCGCTCATCTCAAACGGTGTTTTGGCGGCCGTGTCGATCAATTGCCCCATCAGCGCATCGGCCTTCGATTTGCTGCCGAGCATCGTTTCAAACGCCACTTCCAGCTGCTGGTATTCGCCGCGAACGAGGGCGAGCTGCGAGACAAAGTCTTTGATCTTGTCGACTGCAAACAAACCCGCGGCCGTTTGCGCTGCCTTTGCCATAAAGCCGTCCATGCTTTGCAGTTCGGCGTTGGCCGATTCGCCTAAGCTGCGGAACGATTCCCGAGAGCGTTGCAGCCCTTGTTGTAGTGATTCGTCGTTCAGCAGAACGTCAAAATAAAGTCTTCCGGTTTCTTGATCCATAGTTCGTTGTTATATGCCGAGCAGCTCTCGCACTCGTGCTTGATTCGCTGGGTCGCTCGCGTCGATAACCTCATCGTCGTCGCTCTTGTCGTCCTTGTCCGTGTCGTAGGACGGAAGAGCCGCCCCGAGCATTATTAGGTTTGTGTAGCTCAATTCGTAGAGCACGTAGTTGAGCGAGAGATTAAAACCCTTGACTACTCCTCCGATGATTGCCCAGACGCTGTCGTTTCGCTCTCCACTTTCGTCGGTCTGAGAAGATTTACCCCTTTGAGGAAAGTGGTAAGCGCGAAAAAACTTGCGATCTCCATCTGCTTCAGCGTGTCGGCCACAATCGCTTGCACTTCCTTTGCCGTGCAGTGTTCGAGGATCTCTTCGCCGAGGACTTCGCCGCGTGTGCTCTCTTCCGTACCCTTCATCCCGAACCAACGCTTAATGCGCGCAAAAGGAGAAACATCGGCTTTCTCCTTCGCCACACGTGCGCCGAGGATCAACGTGGCGGCAAGCAACCCGAGGGGCTTACACGATGCGGCATACGCCAAACTCGCGGTGATAAAATCTGAATCCCCTTTATCGGGCGGAGTGGGTAACGTGGACACGATCTCGGAAACGGTGATCAATGTTGCGAGAGTGGGTGGTTCGACTTCGTACGTCGTGCCGCCCACCTTTATCTTCGTCGGGGTCTGCAATACAGCGGCCGCGACCTTTTGTTCTTGCGTTTTGGTCATTTGTGTTTTTTATCAGTTGTTTGGGGCGCGAGGTGGAATCGAACCACCTGCACTCGTAGCCCTCACATACCCGAGTGCCCTTCCTTGCGCGCCTGTGCATTTCTCGTGTTTGCGGTTTAGGAGATCACCTCGAGCTTAAAGGCGTTGCCCGCCTTCGGTTTGAGCACCTTTGCTTTGTACTTGTACAGAGCACCTTCGCTTGTGGAGAACGAGATCGTGGCGGAAACCGTAGCGCGGTCGACTCTCCAACCTTTACACGTCGGGTCGTCTGGTGTGTATCGGAAAGCGTGCTCTCCTGCGATTACGCCGTCCTTATCGTCGAAAGGAGGGGTGTCCCCCTTTTTGACGAACGTCTCCCAGGTGATTTCGTAGGCCGCGGAAGTGGTTTTGCTGTCGACGATGTTCCCTTGCTCGTCAAGGGCTTCTTTTGTTTCCCCTTCCTTCGTCTCTACTTTGAGCGAATCCTTCTTCGGGGGGGCGATCGGATTCCACTGAGAGGCGGCTTTGGGCTCCCCTCCTTCAGATTCTACGGTCTCGAATTTTCCGAGTCCCCATGTCAATACTGCCATAGTTCTGTGTTTTTGTGTGGTTAATGTGTGTGTTTAGTCTGTGTCATCGTCTCCGAAGAAGTCGTATTCGAGCCGTACGACGATGAAATGTTCGTGTAGCTCGGGTGCTTCGTCGGTGGCGATCGTCTGTTGTAGTCGGAATCGATAGTTCGAGTCGCGCGTTGAGAGTGAATCCACCCATCGTTGTGCGGCGCGTTCTATCTCCTCCGTTCGGGCGCTGTCTTCGGTCAGCACGCCGTTCTCGTACGGGTCAATATCGGGGACGAAAATGTTTATCGTCACAACGCCCCGTTGGATGTCGCCCGTCGTTCCTGCGGTGAAGATCACCACCGCGTCTTCGTGGGGACTGTCTCTCGGGCGCTGTCCTTCGCGATACACGCCGCCGGTGATCACTTCGGCGATCGGGCTTTTGCGAAGTTTGCGGTAAACGTCCCCTTGTACTTGTCGGGAGGTCTTCGCCATGGTTAGGTTCTTTTGTTCGATGATAGTTTAGCGAGCATCTTCGGCACGAGTTCCGCTGCTTCAAGAGTGGCACTGTCGAGCACGTCGCGTCCGCGGTTGGAAACGTGTACGGCGTAGTCCATGCCCGCGACGACGATAAGCGAAACGCCGCTACTGTATTTCTTCGCGAGTTCCGAAGCAAAGCGTCGGCCGTCGTAGCCGCCATTTTTCGTTGCGGTCGTCTGGGATGTGCCTTTCGGGCTGCTTCGGCTTTTCGATTTCGCGGGCTCGAAGTTCGTACTCCAGAGAATCTTTCCGTCGATCACGATCACCGCCCCGACAGAGCTGCGGAGATTTCCCGTTTGGTCAAGATAGCTTCCCTTTCGTCGGGCGGTCGTCACGACGCGAAGTGCTACGTATTTCAGCGTGCGAATGAACGCCTGCTCGTACTTCTGTCGGAACGATTCGAAATAACGCTCGACGGCGTTGTAGTCTGTTCGGTCTACTACCGGCATTTCTTCGTGTTGGTTTAGATCCAAAGGCGGATTTGGCAAACGGCTTCGAGGGGTTCGATGCGTTGAACGGAGAAATCCCCGATGCGTCGGCCGTTGCGGTCTGTCAGTCGGACTTGCTCCCCGTCAAAGGGCTGCTCGTCGATGAGCACCGTGTAGGCCGAGGGGGTGAAGTGTTCGCCGTGTGTTGTTCCGAGGGCATTGTAGTGCACCGCGGTGTATTGACACGGGATTGCTCCGGCGTATTCGCCCGACGACCGCACGGGGTGTCCCGTCTCGGGGTCAATGCCCGATGCCGTCTTTCGTTTCACGGCCAGATGTCCGTTCGGAATGATCATAGACTGTTGCCTTTATATCCGTATTTCGATGACGGCGCGGAGAGATCTCCGAGTTCTTCAAAGATGGCGGCCGCTCGTGCTCGATACGCCTTGCGCTGTTCGTCTGTGAACGCGTAGTTTTGTCCGCCTTGCGAGATGTTCGGGGCGGCGGCGAGCCACGTTAGCACGTCGGCTTCGGCCAAGCGATAGGCGGCGCTTCGGAAAACGGCCGTCGTCGCTTCTGTATCGCGCGAAAGCCCGCGTCGAATGCACACGCCGTCAAGCGTGGCACTCGGCAGAGGGTACATAGATATGCCCCGGAGGGCTTGTTCTACAGTGTACATCGTTTCGGGCTTTCGTTGTGTTACCAGCCTTGGCTGTCGGTGCGGAGGTAGACGTTGCGGTATGCCGTGTCGAATACGGGAATCGCGTCAGACTGCCCGAGCGTTACTTCCGAATAGGGGTCATCCACGCCGTACTTCTTGATTACCGTATGAGCACGCTCCGTGCGAATGCCGCGGAATTGAGGTTCGGCGAGTACGTCGTACTGCGTCGAACCGAGGATCAGCGTTTCGCAAAGCACGACGCGGTCGTTCTCGAACGGGTTGCCCGACGTGAACGTGCCGTCGGAGAACTCTCGGGTGATATTTTGATCGATCACGTGGAGCTGCAAGCCGTAAAGAAACGCCTGCGAGGAGAGCATTTTGTTCACCTGCTCGAGCGACGGTGTTTGAGCCACGCCCACGGCATTGGCGACGAACGACGCGCAGGCCTTGATGATCTGTGCCGAAGAGCAGATCTTGTAGAACGTCTCCATGTTCACGAGGGCGTAACGTGGGTGCAAATTCTTCTCGCGGGCGGCTTTTACGGCTTCCCTCAAATCGCCGATAATGTCGGCGTTCGACGCGTCGCCCCAATTCGTCGAGGTCTTCATCTTGAGATCCTCGTCCACATCGTAGTCGAGGTTGAACTCGTTCGCCATTGTGGCGTTCGTCGTGGTGTTGAACGCTAGCTTACCGGCGTTGGATACGAGTTTCAACGCAATGTACTCCAACTCGCTTTGCACGCCGTTGAAGCAGAAGTCTACGTCAGCGCCCCAATACTGTACGAGCTGCGCCGCGTCGGGGGATTTGGCGAGAGCGTACGCCACTTGGAATTCCTTCAGCTCCGAACGCGTGAGTTCACGACTGATCGAGATAAACGGAATGTCGCCCTTCGCACTCTCGAACATCGGGCGACGCTTGCGCACGGTTGTACTGTTGTCCGAGTGAATGTCGGCGGCCACGTTCTTGCGCCCGAGTTGGTTGCTGATCGTACTCCACGTAAAGCCGTTGACACGGCGAACGGGGAAGAGCGTAGCGAACTGAAACGGACGAACGTCGACGCTGTTGACACGCGCCTGCACCATCTGCTGTGTGAGGCCTTGAATCAAAGTATCTGTAATCATCGGATTTTAGAGTTAGTAGTTTACAATGCCCTTGAGGTGTTTTTCCACGTCGGGGTGAAGCGTTGCACCGTGTGTCGTGCCGATCAGCCACGCATCCGTGTCGAGGTTGTCACCTTGCACGACGGGGCGACCTCTTCCCGAAAGGGAAAGGGGAATGAATTTCAATTCCGCGTCGTCGGCCGTCGTAGCCGCTTTCGCTTCGGCGACAACAGACAACACGGGGATTTCTCCGATAGCGGCCGAAAGCGTCAACGTGTCGGTGTCTTTCGTTGAGGTGTCGATTTCCGTAATCTTCGACGCTTTGCCGCCCACGTTGAGGAGCAGCACGTCGTCGACTTTGAAGTGGTGGCCTTTCTTCACTTTCACCTTCGTCCCCGACGCTTCCACCTTTGCCGATACGACGGCCTGCTTCACGACGTGGCAAATGCCGTCGTCGGGAGCGCTGAGGGGCGTGCCTTCAAAAAGGAAATCGCCGCCGAGTTCCGAGGTCTTGACCGATACGCCGCCCGAAATGTCGGCAACCTTGTGCTCAAAGACGCGAGGCACCGCCTGGTCTTTGCGCCGTTTTACTGTCATACCCATTTTGATTTAGTTTTTTCTGTGTTCTGTGAGGGTGTGTTTTTTTAGAACGGCTGACCGTCTTTCGACGCTGTGCCGTCCCGATGCGTGATGGATTCCAGCTGCGCCTTGGAGAGTTCTTGAGCGTCCTTCTTTTCTCCGCCCAAAGGACGGGCAAAGACAAGTCCGCTTTGTTTGAGATTGTCGACGATCCCCCCGACTTCGGTCTTCACGTCTTCAAGCGTCGTTTTGAACTCCTCGTCCGAAAGGCCGTCGAGTTTCATACGGGCGTAGGGCTTTTGCAGATGTTCGGGGAGCTGTTCGACGACGGCCGAGAGTTGTTGCTTTCGATCGTTCGTGATGCGCTCCGAACTCATCGCCGAGAGTTGCTGTTGTAGTTTCGCATTCGTCTCGACGATTGCTTTCGCCCATTGCGGCATGTCTTCGGGGACTTTCACGTCGGGCGTATCCGTTGGCTCGTTCGGGTCGGACGGCTCGATCGTCTTTCCGTCCTTCAATCCGTGTTTCCGCTCGTAGTTGGCCACGGCAGTCTTTTGAGCATCGGTCGCGCGGCGGTCGCCTTCGGCATCGATGATTTGCTGAATCGTAACCTCCTCCACAGCGGATTTTACTTCTTCGGCGGTGGTGGCAGTTTTGGCGATTTTCTTCGCCATTCTGTCGAGTACGGATTCGCTGATCCCCTCAAATCGGGTCTTCAACGCGTCCAAAGCTATTTTGTGCATGCTATTTATAGTTTTTGTGTAGTGGCAAAGTTAGTATTTTCTTTTTGATTGGCATAGGCTTCTGCAAAACGCCGCAAATGTAACGTAATTGCACGTATTTGTACGCTTTCGGTACGTTCCCCTCATTTTGGAGCTTTTTTAACGCTGTTAGATGATAAAATGCGGTCAGAAACGGCTATATTTGCGTACTAACATTTTTCGTATTATGATGAAAAAAGAAGAGCTAATCAAGCAATGTAGGTACTACAAAGGGGAGAAAGAGTTCCCCGACGACCTCGGATCCGAAGTTTTTGGGTTTTGGATTGGCGAAAAAGATTTCGTCGAGAATTACGGGCAAGATACGGAAGAACTCCTGCGTCTGATTGAAAATGTCGGTCTGATGAACTTCAAATCAGCATGGGGGGGGAAGGCTTCAGATGAGCTTATCGCACATCTATTCTGTTACCTTACGAAATCCCGAGATTGTGGCGACAAGTATGTCATTAAAGGATTTATAGAGAGATCCCTTCCCCTTTATTTCGGTTCGACTTCTATATAAACATACCCATTACGTTCTCGCATACGAAGGAAACGATACCTATTCCGCTGAGAGGAAAGCACTTCGTACTCACTCTTAAAGTGCGACAAGTAACGCAGACTTGTCGCATTTTTTTGTGTCTTCGCAACCAAAACGACCTTTTGTGTCTTAATCTCATACGGTGTAATCTCGTCGTGATACCCAACTCCGGCAAAGTACGTTGATGTTTCCTTTTTCGTACTCCACGACGATGCGCCCAACATTCCTGCCCCTTCTTCACTTTTTAGTTTTTCAACGAGGTCATCCAGTTGTTTCTTGCTGAGACACATTCCGCGATAGGTGGTTCCACCATCCCATTTCGGGCTTCTGTCGATCCACTCTTCAAGATCTTCGGCTCGTTTCTTGATTTCTTCATAAGAATGTCCGTGTCTTGAAACAAAAGTGTGGTCTAATAATCCGCTTTGGTATCTTCTAATCTCATAATCCCATTGATACGAGAAACCATAAGCCGCCTTGTAGTAGTCGTCTATCTTCCGATCGTCGGAAACTCCTGTCAACTCACTTATCTTCGCTTTCTTAGATTCTTCTGTAGGCAAATCCGTCTTGGCATGTCCCATCTGCGGTGTGTTGTTCACAGTCCACGTTTCTGATGAGGGTTTAGAGTTTTGTTCCTTCTTCTTCTCGAGTTCCGCGCGCTTCTTTTCCGCAATTTCGATAGCTTCTTTCGCCTTTGCGATGTCCCCCTTCTCTTGCGCCGCCTTTGCGTCTGCGATGGCCTGCTTGAAGATAGGGGACTTCGTTTTGAACGACGAAAGGTCATCGAGATGCACGCTCACCTTCTGCCATTCCACCTTTTCGAGCACACCCTCGTATTGGTTCTTGTATGCACTTTCGACCACCTTCCACGTAGAGTTTTTCTTATTGTCGGCAACCCATTGCGCTTCGAACTTCAACTTCTCGGCCTGCTTCTCCAGCGGCATACCCTCAAAGGTCGCGAGCTTCTTTTGCACCGCCGCGTGGGTGCTTTTCAGTTCCTCGAGAGTGAACTCCTTGTGCCACTTATGCGCATCGGGGATTAGGTCGGAGAGTTCGTCTTCGGCCTTCTTCATTTCCTCGATCGCACTTTGCAACTTCGTCGTCTCCGCTTTGATCTTCGCGATTTGTCCCGATTCGACGGCCTGCGCCAAGCCCGACGCGTCGATTTCCCCGAAATCGGCCGCCGTTTTGATTGTTTCGGCCGCCGCGTTCTTCACTTCCGCGTGTTCCTTCGTACGCGCCGCCCAGCGTTGGCGGATCGCGTCCTCCTCTTCTTTCGTACGCTTCGCATGGCGCTCCGCGGCAATTTCGAGGAGCGTCTTTTTCTTCGGCGCAAACGCACCGCCGATGAGCGCATCGTTGTCGCGAACGAAATACGGGAGCGTGCCGCGAGCTTTCGCCGCTTCGAGCCGAGGTTCGTTCTCCTTCGCCCAGGCTTTGAACTCGTCGGGCAAATCGTCCACCGCGTTCTCGCTCCCCTCCGTGGGCTCTTCGCCTTGAAGAATGCGCTCCGTGTCCGCGTCGAACTCCTCCTCCGTCTTCAATATCGGCGTGGCGTAACAACGGCAATGCGGATGCCAGCCCGTAAACTTAAACGTCTTCGGATACTTCCCCTTCAGATCGTCGCAAATGTCGTGAAAGCGATGCGGCTTGCCGTCCGCGCCGAGGCACGTGTGGTTCTCCGAAAGCTGGATCTCCACCCCCACCACGAAATCAAGATCTTGCATTCGCAGATGGTCGGCCGTTCGATAGGCGATGTTTACCTCCGTCGCCGTCAAACGCCGCGCGTTCTTGTAGGCCGAACGATAGACACCGCGCCCGGGGTGATAGGCCGCCGCGCGTTGCGAAAGGTGCAGAATTCCGTGCTCGTCGCGCACACGACGAAACAACGCCGTCGGGTTCTGAAGATAGCGGCGGAGCGTGCGGCTCATCTCAACGGCCGAAACGCCGTCGCGCAAACCGAGATCCAGCCCCATTTCCATTTCCTCCTTGAACTGCTTCGACAAGTTCCACACACGCTCCGAGAGATTCATTCCGCGTTCGCGGCGCGCGAGAAAGGCTTCGCACGCACCGGCATTCGTGGCGAAGTATCGGCGGCGCGTCGTGCCGTCGAGATGCTCCACCGCCGAGCCGAGAACTGAACGTGCGAGCGCATCGTTTTTCTCGTTCGCCAAATCCCACTCCAAGCGCACGCCGTCGAAGATCGTAGTCTCCACGGCGTTGTTAAGTTCCGCCACCAGCTTGTTGGCGCGGTTACGCAGGTAGGGGTATTTGTCGAACGTGAAAACGTCGTCGGCCGAAAAGCCCTCGACGCTCTCCGACAAGTGCGCCACACGCGCGGCGGCTTCTTGAAAGAGTTTGTCGATGCGCTTTTCCAACCGCAGGAGATTACGGAGGTGCTTTTGCTCGTACGTTAGTTTCTTCGGCATGGTTTCGCGTTATTAGAATCCCGACTCGGGGTGGAACACGTCGACGGCGTTCTCGTCGGCGATTTCCTTCATCGTCTGGTCTACGTCCTTACTGTGTCCGTAGAGTTCCACACTCTCACGCTGTGAGATGATCGCCTTGCCCCCGTTAGCGGCCACGAGGTTCTTGATCGTGTCGGCTTCGTCCGTGATGGCAAAGGGCGTGATGAGATGTTCGACGGCCAAAGCATCGACGGCCTCCGCATAGCCCGAACCGAGGATCACACGGGCAAAGGCTTTAATCACGTTCATTTCGCGGTCGAAGAACTCAAGCAAACGGCCGCTCTCGTCTTTCACCTTCAAATGCGCGTCGATGAACATTTGCTTGCGACTCTCGCCCGAGATGGCCTGTTGGCTGATCTTCTCATAGCTCCAATCGGGAAGTTGCAACTGGGTGAAGAAAAGCGAGCGGAGTTGCTCGATGTAGAACTTGAGATTTTCGACCGGCTGCGTCCAGGTGATGTATTGCGCCGTGCTGTCCTTCGGAAATTGCAGCACGCCCAGCGCGTCACTGCTTGCCCCCCGACGGCCGTCCGCGTCTTTCCCGTAGTCGATCATCTCGTCGGAGAACACCCCGAAGAGCGGTTTTGAGTTCTTGCGCAGGTAGTTGCCGTTACGCGATAGCGCCCACTCGATTTCGTAGATCGTGTTTGACGTGTCCTCCCATATCGGCGAGGGGCGGTGCATATAGATGGCCGGTATCTTGCCGAGGGTGATGCGCTCGTCGCTCTCCACCGCCCATTCGCCCGACGAGTTGCTCCAGCGAATGTGTCGGTCGGCCGTGAACGTCTCGAAATACTGCACATTCTCGCGCCCCTTCCTTCGGGTGAAAGAAACGCTCATTGCCGCCATGTCGCCGTATTCGTCGAAGTAAGGGAAGAGCCGATCGCCCAGCGAGGGGGCGAAATTCTTTGCCCGCAGTTTGATCGGGCTTTTCACCCCGTAGGCCGTGTTGGGGTCTTCGATGGCATACCAAAGTGTGAGCACTTCACAGCAGGAGAAGAGAAGGTTACAGCGTTCGATGTTCAAAGAGTCGATGCGGTTGCGTTCATATACCGATTCGATGAACGTCGCCACCTCCTTCTCCTTGTCGTTCGTCGGCTTGTACACACGTTTCACGGGAATGCCGCACACCAATTCGGCCATACGGCGAACGGCAAGCCGCTGAAAGTCGAGTGTGATGCGCGTAACGGGCTGCACGCTGTGTTCCGTCATGATGTCGGGATAAAGCCTTTTGTCGGCCACGGGGTGAAGGTTCGGGTCGTAGGCGCTGACTAGCCCGAGAGGGCCGCTCCAGGGCGGAATGTTGAGCGCCTTTTCACTCAGAGCGGCGATTTTTTCGTCTTCTGTCATCGAAGAATTGAGGATTTCGCGAATATCCATAGCTTCTGTGTTTGAAATCTTGGGGTCTTTCGGACGAAACGCCCCAACTTTTGAGCGAAACGTCCCTTGTTTTTGATCAAAATGCGCGGCCGCGAGCGGAATCGAACCGCTTCGGGATGCGTCGCCCCTTCCGAGCGAATGCCGGTGCACGGCTTTCCGCGGCCTTTTGCCCACTCGCGTCTCCCGACGAAAGAGGGCTTCACAATATAAACTATGCTGTTTTTTTAGAATACCATGCGCGCAATGCTCTCGCGGTCGATTGCGCGGCTTGAGTGGCCGAGGTGATGCCCGATGGCGTAGCACAACACGTCCACATATTCGTCGTGCGGCTTCGAGGGAAAACCGCAAACCTCCTCGATGAAACCCTCCGTCCATACGCCTTCGACGAGAATAACGCGGCCGCACTCCACAATCGGCGAGACGGCGTTTAAGCGCGTTTCCTTGCTCTCTTTCGGGGTCGGAGTCTTCGTCACGTTCAAACCTGTCACCTCGCGCAACTGATCGATCACCGAAAGGCCGTTTGCCTTCGGCTCGATGCGAATCGAACTGCGCGACGTGTAGCCGTGCGTCTCCACATAAGAGGGGATAAAGCGCAGGAGGTCGGGGAACTTCATGTGCACTTTTTGGCCGTGGGTGATGTAGAGGTCGTTGCCCACTTTGCAGGTGGCGATGATGCCCGTAGGGTCGTTCGTCGTCTTGTCCGTGTAGGCCGTGTCGATGAAGAACACCGGGGCGGCTTTCTTCGCAATGCGCGCAAAATCGGCTTGTGAGATCGTGCCGAACCATTCGCGCTTGATGATGTTGCCGCCTTCGACCGAGGGGCGCTGCTGATAGAGCGCGGCAAAGGGACGAGGGGCGCGCTTCTCGGCTTCGCGCAGACGCTCGACGCTGTGCTTCTCCTCCCACAAGGCCTCGCCTATTTCTCGCGGGTCGTCGGCGAAGTCCATATCTTCGCGAATGGCGGGAATGCGGATCACCGTCCACTTCTCGGGCTCGGTGCGCAGCAAACGCCCGGCGAGGTCGTCTTCGTGCCAGCGCGTCATAATCAGACACTGCTTCGAGTTGTTGTGCAGACGGGTGAGAAAAACGTCGGTGTACCACTCCCACACGCGGTCGCGATACGTCTGCGACGCGGCTTCGAGTGCGTCTTTCACGGGGTCGTCGATGATGCCGAGATCGACGGGCGTACCCGTCAAACCACCGCCCACACCGACGGCGCGATAAAAGCCCCCGTGTCCGACGGTCTCGAAGATGTCGATGTTGCGCAGATAGCCGCGCCTTGCGTCGGTCGACACGTTTTGCGAATTGAGGAACGTGCAGGGGAACACCTCTTTGTATTCGGGGCTGTCGATCGTGCGCTGTATGGAACGCGAAAAGCCTTGTGCGAGGTTTGCCGCGTAGGACGTGCCCACGATTTTCAGCTTCGGATTGTAGCCCAAAGCCCACGCCGGGAACTTGCGAGATACGATCTCCGACTTCCCATGCTGCGGTGGGACGAAGACCATAAGGCGGTCGGTCGCGAGTCTTCCGAGTAGGAGACCTTGGCATTTCTCGGCGATGAGCGTGTGAAACCATTGTCGCGAGTAGTTCGGATCGGTGTAGTCGAGGAAATGGGGAAAAGACTGCACAGCCTTTCGCCGCAGGATTTCGCGCTCGAGTTCGTGTAGTCTTTCTTCATTCATTTTATCGCTCGAGTTTGAGTGCGGCGATTTCGGCTTCGAGTTCCTCGGTGCTCATCTCGCAGGGCGGACGGTGCACGGTGACTTCGCCTTTGACTTGTCGCGCTTCGGGGGCGTACAAGCCGAGGAGTTTTCGACGTTCGATGAGCTGCTGTCGAATTTCGGCGATGTAGGCAGGGTTTCCGAGTCCTCCGACGTTGGTTCGGCTTTCTGAAACGGCGTCGGTTTCGATGCCCGAACCTCCCTTCCCTTTGATTCGTCCGCTTCGTGTGGTGGTGGTCTTTTGTGCTTCTGCTTTCGACTTGTCCCACTGCTCCCAAAGTTCGGCTGTGGTGTCATCGATACGTTCGAGTTCGAGTTGCAGTGCTTGGTCGATGTTTTCGATTCGGCTTTCTCTCCACTCTTTGAGCAGCGTCTGCACGTCGTTGTATGTGGTCGATACGGCGAGCTTCGGAATGTTGAGCCGTCGTTTCACCTCTTCTGTTATTTTTCGCAGGCTGTATCCTCGTTTGTATAGTTCTGCAATGATGTCGAGCCGTGCGGTTTTAAGTTGCCGTCTTCGGCGGTCTTGGGGTAAGCTCATAGTCGTGATTTATAGTTTTGTGTGATTTAGGTATGTGTGTTAGTCGTCGTCTTCGACGGCGGTTGTTTGTGCAATAAGGTCGTCCAATGCTTCCTCTTCCTCTTTACTCAATTCGATGGGAGGGAAATGCTTTGTGACCTCGCGAGGATTTCCCTTGTAGAAAACGAGGACGTTTTGGTGCTGCTTTGCAACTTTCTAGTTTTCATTGAAGTGCTTGCCCGAATTGCTGTACTCGCGGCCGTTTCTATAAGAATCATTTCATTGTAAAGATAGGCTCCGGCTTCGCGGAAAATACGCTTGATGTCGCCAGGAAAATCGTAGTATGCCCCAGTCTTTTTGGCTCTTACATCACCAACAACGATTACGGCAAATCTATTTTCTTTCAAGCATGTATAAGCACTTTTGAAAGCATTGTCTAATATACCAATGAACTCCTCGTATGTCTTCTGATTAGACGCGTCATTCTCTTGATTAGAGTAAACTTCTAAATCATAATATGGAGGGCAGGAAAACAGTAGATCTTGACTATTTTCTTCGAAGTGTGCACACACATTTCTCCCATCGTCGCAAACATATTCTATCTGAAGATCTCTATTAGCTAGAACTTCGTTGTTTATATCAACTTGTTCTTGGCGGAGCTCCACCCCCTTAAACGCGAAGCCACATTCACAAAACACTAATCCTTTCTGCGTATCACCTGCGAAACAATCAAAGATTTTCGCCCCTTGGTGTGGCGTAAACCAACGACAAAGGATTTCTGACAATACAGGATCGAAGAGTGAAACGCCCGCGGATAGTACTTTTTGAGCAGCCCTCTCTTTTTCCTCTTCTGAAACGTACTTCTCCAAATACTCCTTAAATGAAATTCCCAATTTCGAGCGTTCCTTCCGCGAGGGATTATATATATCTTTATACTTTAATTCGATGCTAGTTATAAGAGTGTCTTTTCGGCTCTCGCCCATATCCCCGATAAGTTCACGCCATACTTTCTTTCTCTCCTGCCAATATCCTTTGCGTGTGTCGAGGATTGAAAACGGAGGAACGATAAACCGATCGTTGAGAGATCCGTTTTCCGCACCGCCGTCTTTTACGCGTTCGGATGTTCCTAATTCTTCCTCTTCGTTCTCCCAAAGCCCATCCAGCCCCCATTCGTCGAAATCAATATCCGACCAATCGTCCGAGAGCGCATCAGTGTCCCATTCGCCGAAACCGACGTTGTCCTTGATGATGAACTCGCGGCGTTCATCGGAAGACAAAGACGCGGCAGTGGACACGGGAGCGACGGGAGAACGTAACCACGTGCGCCAATAGTCCAGCAACTGCTCACGCTCAAACTCCGTCTTCTTCGTGAATGTGGCACTTCCCGACAACGTTTTCTTCAACGAGGGGAACTTCATCGAAGAGATGCGAGAAAGCGCGCGGAAACGCATGTTGCCGCCCAAAATCACGTTGTTCTCATCCACGACTATCGGGCGAAGAGAAAGCATTCGCGGAAAGACAAGAATCGACTCGACGAGCCTTTCAAGTTTCGTGTCCGTAATTGTACGGGGATTAGACACATTCTCGCTCAACTGCGAGAGTGGCATTTCTGTTAGTTCCATAGTTCTGTGTTGTGTTACGACAAAGGTACAAAAAAACTTTCATCTGTGACGCTCAGCGTCAATTTGGTGTGTAAACGCGCAAAGCGTTGCCCCCGAAATGAGGGGCAAACGCTTGCTAAACTGATACTTTTGCTTTGATGTGCGGGTGGGGATTGTAGCCCTCGAGCGTAATGTCCTCGTAGCGGAAGGCGTACAAACTGCGCACTTCGGGGTTTAGTCGCAACGTGGGGCGAAAACGCGGTGTGCGGTGGCGCTGTAAGTTCGCCTGCTCGATGTGGTCGACGTAGAGATGCGCGTCGCCGATCGATATAATGAGATCGCCGACTTCGAGGTCGCAAATCTGCGCCACCATGTGCGTGAGGAGCGCGTAGGAGGCAATGTTGAAAGGCAAGCCGAGGAACACGTCGGCACTTCGCTGGTAGAGATGCAACGAGAGACGACCTTCGCACACGTAGAACTGAAAGAGAAGGTGGCACGGCGGAAGTGCCATACGGTCGAGCGCTTCGACATTCCACGCGCTGACAACGAGGCGACGGCTGTTGGGGTTCGTCTTGATTTCGCGCACAACGCGGGCGAGTTGATCAATGTGTCCGTTGTTTGCGGTCGGCCACTTGCGCCACTGATAGCCGTAAATTTCGCCGAGGTCGCCATTTTTGTCCGCCCACTCGTCCCAAATGTGCACGCCGTGCTCGTTTAGATAGTTGATGTTCGTGTCTCCGCGAATGAACCACAGCAACTCGTAGACAATGCTTTTGAAGTGTAGTTTCTTCGTGGTGAGCAATGGGAATCCGTTTGCGAGATTGAATCGCATTTGATAGCCGAACACGGAGCGCGTTCCCGTTCCCGTTCGGTCGTCTTTATGCATGCCGTTCTTGACGATGTGGTCGAGTAGGTCGATGTATTGTTTCATGTAATCGGGATGTAACTGTGAGTGTCCCCGCGAACACGACTTTGCCGCATTCGCGGGGCTCTTCTGTGTGATTTCTATGTAACTGCGTCGTAACTGCGTGCTCATCGCTTATCGCCGTCGCCGATGATCACGCCACGGGCTTGGCGGTCGGCGAGTTTGTCGAGATTGCGGCGCATCACTTCTTCAAGGCTGAAGCCGAGACGGCGTGCCATCATTGCAACGAACCAAAGCACGTCGCCGAGTTCGGATACAAGGCCGTCGGTGAATTGAAAGCAGTTCCCACGGACAAAGAAAATCTCGTTGTTGTTGATTTCGATTTCGCCGCGGCGCACGGCCTTTGCGATCTTGTCGGCCACTTCACCGGCCTCAGCCACAAGGCCAAAGGAGAGATACGGGATGTTTTCAGCCGCGTGGCCGGCAATGGTGCGGTGGGCTTGTTGTTCGTATTCTGTTGCTGTCATTGTTTTGAAATTAGTTTGTATTCGAAATGGGACTCAAAGTACACGGGGATTTGCAGGATGCCGTCGACGTAGAAAGACGCTGTTTCTTCATCGTATAGAACGATGCCGCGGCGTGTCTCCTCGTTGTTAATATCGTAGTAGCTCACCTCGTCGCCGGTGTAGATCTCTTCGCCGTCCACCGTTTTCACGCCGATGTATTGCGCCACCGAATCGGGGTGTACCTCAATGCAGCGCGGTGCGCCGTCGGCGTGGCGGGTATCGGGTTGAACGATGTAGGAGGCGGTGGCGTAGTGCAACACACCGCCGTAAACGATGGAGCCGTCGGCGATGGAGCGGCCGCGGAATTTGATTACTTGCATAGGTTAGCGCTCAATGTTGAAAGGAAGAAGCCACGTGCGCAGACGCTGCCAAAAGCTCGCGGGCTTCTGCGCCGCCGTGTCTTCCCAAGTGAGAGAAAGGTGCGCATCGGGTTCCGTGGCGCAGAGTTGAGGGGCGAGGCACAAGCGCACGCCGCTCGCTACAATTTCGGTGAGATGCTCATCGCTGCCAAATACGGCATACTGCACACCGTTTTCGGACGAATAGGTGAAGAGTGCCACGGCGCGCTCGGCGCTTTGGGCTCGTTTCCACTTGCGGGCGAGATCGTGCAAGCGTTCGGTGGTGAGGTGCCGGGCGTTTTTCGGAGGCGTCGGCGCCGTTTTCGGGGTTTTCTTTTTGTGTGTCATGCTTTTTGTTGGAAATTATCGCGCTGAAAACAGCGCATTGCTTATTTATTTCGCCGCTGACAGCGTTTGTTGCTTGCTTTGATAACTTATTCGTGTGCGCTTGAAAAAACTCCGTGTGCGTCAAATTCGCGAGGATGCGCCGCAAGATACGCACGAGCGGCGTCTTCATCGCCGGCAAAACGCTCGGCGGCCAACTTCGCCAGGAGCGATTTATAGGTGCCGTAGTCCACGGCGTGCAGCTTTCGCCGCTCTTCCTCCGCCCGCCGCTGCAGTTCTTCGCGTTGTCGTTCGTAGTGGTCGATTTCCTTTTGCCGAGACTCGAGAAATCGGGGGATCCGCGATGCGATGTTCTCGGCGCGGACGCTGCCATAGACGACTTGGCCGTAGACGCCCGCCGCCAAGCGGGAGAAGAAGAGCATCACTTCGGCGAGATTGAGCGACGAGTAACTCCCGAAGATTTCGAGGGCGAGGTGGTCAATGTCCGCCGCCGTCAAACGGTCGGCCTCGGAAAGCGTGGCGGAATAGGCGGCGATTTTATCCGAGAGCCACGAGATGACAAATTCCTGCCCGCATTGTCGTCCCATTTGCACCAACGTGGGCGCATTACCAAAGTAGCAGCGTTCGGGAACCAACGCGCACAGTGGCATAATATCCGAGGAGTAGGCCGTAACGTAGTACTGTCGCGCTTGCTTAATCTGTTCCGAAGGCAAGTTTGTGCAGACGGTCGGCGATGGCGTCGTTGCGTGCGCGCCGCTCTTCGCCATAACGGTCGAAATGTTTTGCGGGTGTGTCATGCTGTGCGAGTTGAGTTGTGGGCTGCTGCGAGCGGTTGTCATACGTTCCCTCCAATACGCGGGGGAAATTGTTCGGGCGGAAGAGCCATTCAAAGTCTGCGACGAAACCGCGGGAGCCGCCGCCGTTGAGAAAATCGGACGCCGCTGCTTTCTTCACCACCGAGGCGAGAGCTTCTTTGCCGTATTCGCGAAGACGGGCGAGCAGGAAAGTCGTGCGCTTGCTTTTGGGCTGTAGCCCGCGGACGGGTGGGATCTGTGCACCCTGTGCCGCCATGGTCTTGTTGAAGAAGTCGGCAAACGCTTTCAAGTCGAGAGCCTCAGCCGGCACGGACTCTTTTCGCGTTTCGTCCGAAAATCTTTCCTCCTCTTCGGGCGGCGCGCCGTCGGAAGACGGACGTACTTCTTCTACGTAAGGAGAAGAAGTATATTCTACTCTACTTTCCTTTACTTTACTTTGTGGGGTTGTTTCTGCAGAAACGGGGGTTTTTACCGTAGAAACTCGGGTTTTTGCTGCAAAAACCCTATTTTCGGATGTATTAACCCCGATTTCGGGTGCAGATACTTCGGGTGCTGTCCGATTGTCCGCGACTAATCGGATACGCTTGTCGATGTCCTCTACCTTCTTGCGCTTGGCCTCTAGCCATCGGGCTTGTATGCTTGCCGACGTCAGGATCTGGAACGAGTTAAGAACCCTCCCATCGAAGAGAGAACGCCTAACCAACCCCTTGATGATCTCTGAAATCCTCGATGAAACGCCGAAGGCACCTATACGCTTTGCGAATAATAGACACTCATCGGGACCCCATGGGATTGCGTACCCTTGCGAGTAGATGAACTCGAGAAGTTTGAAATACACGGCGTACGCTTCTAATCCGAACTCCGCTTCGACGAGTGCGAGCGCGGTATCTTGATCGGTGTGCGTGTCGTGTGGAAAGTAGTCCAGCCCCAATTTGGTAGGGCGTGCCATGGTTATGTGATCATTGTGCGGTTTTGTTTTGTTTGCCCGTCTTCACGAGTTGCGCGAAGGCTTCGCGATTTCTTCGAAACGTTGAGACAACCTCTTTGCTTCGCTCGTCTAAATTCATCAGACGAAGGAAGCCTTCGAAATCGCCGCAGACTTCTTCGTATATGTAAGACTTGACGAGTTGCTTAAACTCTAAGAAGTCTCTCACCACTTCATATCTGTATCCGTATAGCTCCACCAGCAGCTGCCATTCCTTCTGCGAGGGACTTTGTCGACCCTTCGGAGTCTTCATCTCAATGCAAAGCGCGTGGTGCTTGTCGGAGGGGAGAAAAAGGATGAGATCCGAAACTCCTGCGACCACGCCCTCGGCTTTCAGTCGAGCACCCGTCACTGGGTCTCTTCGTCCGCCGTTCGGGACGGCAAAGAGGAGCGAGGAGAGTTCCGGGTATTGGTATCTGAACCAACGGACGCAGGCGCATTGGAGTCGGTGTTCAGGATCTTGCATTAAGCGGCGGGCGTTTCTTCGTTCGTGTCTTTGATGAACTCGACAATCGGTGTTTCAACGACCGAAAGGAGTACGGGCTTGTGCATCGACTTGTCGAACTTTTCTAAGAGTAAGTCTGTTGCGTCGGTCAGCTCTTCAGCAGCCACGAGCGCGGCTTCTTTCTTGTCGATTTCGAGCCCTACGCTATTCAGAGAAGTGATCGTGTAGACGATTTTGTAGTACTTCAAATAGAAGGCGGCGGACGCGTCGATGATCACTGCATCAAACTTTCGGCCGACAACGTCAGTCACTTTGGCCAGCGCGTCGCTGTTCTCGTATTCGGCCTTTACCAACTGCTCGGCGCGAGTGCAGCTGTCGGCCAGCACGAGATATGAAAAACGCTTTGTGGTCTTAACGCCTAAATCACTGACCATTTCGACGTTGGTCTTACATTCGTAGTATTTCATTGTAGTGTTTCTTTTTGTGGTTCGGGGATTTCGATATTGAGATATTGGTCGGCGTAGTTGCGCAGGCGGTCGATATAGGTTTCAAATTCTTGCGTCGTCATTGCGGCCGTCGAGTTGGGGAGTGTCACGACTTCGCCCGTTTTGTAGTTGATGACGTGTTCGCCGGCCACTTGCTGTTTGAAAAATTGGTGTACTTGTTCGCAGTTCGTGAACTCCCACCCGGTTTGCTGCAAGCCTGTTAAGAGCATCGGGTAAACAATGCCCCAGAGGTATTTGTTTTGCGGTGTTGTCCTTCGGCGTTGCTTCCGTTGCACCGTGCAAACGTATTCTCCGACGGGCGATGTTTCGAGAAAGTGCCGCAGCGGAACAAAATTTTGTTCGTCGCGACGGTTGTATTGAGTTAATTCGAGGGTGTATCTGAACATTGGTTGCGGGGTTTCGTTGGAAAAGCGGGAGCTTTTCCCCGTTTGGCGGAGAGTTTCCGCGCAAGGTTGCGGAGTATTCGTGCGCGGTTGAGATCGAACTGTGTCGGCGAATGCGCTTCGTAGAACACAGAAGCCTCGCGCAGGTAGTGAATCAGCGCATCAAGCACCGAGGGCGCAATGTCGTAGCGCGGTCTCTCCGTTATCGGTTCGGCCAAAGCCGAAAGAATTGCCGTGTGTTTCATTCCGAGGAGTTATTAGAACGGGAGATCGTCGGAATCTGCGGCGGGTTGCGGTGCCGGCGGCGCGGACGGTGGCGTTTGTCGCTGTGCGGACGGGAGCGGCGGCGCGGGCGAGCCTCCTCGGCGGCGTCCTGGTCCTCAAAGGAGTACGAGGCCTGGGTGTCCTGGGTGGGCAGCTGGGTCGTCGACTCGGTGAAGGGGGTGGCTTCCTCGGTGGGCGGGTCGAGCTCGGCGAAGGGATCCTCGGCCTCGTCCGAGGAGGCCGTCTCGTCCTGCTCGACAGGCGTGAGCGCCGGGATCGACGGAGAGGTGGCATCGTCGTCATCGCCGAAAATCATTGAGCGACGCGAGGTCAGCGTGTGCTCGGCAGCGGCGCCGCCGACGGCTGATTCCTCCGCCTCGTGAGCTGCATCAGCATCGTCGGTAGCCGGTTCGTCGGTGGAATCGTCGGCTTCCTCGGCCTTCTCAGCGGCGTCGTCCGTGCTCAGACCCATCGCCGCGGCAGCCTGCGCGGGCGTCATGACGGGAGCCAGCGTGGGCTCGGGATCGTCGACGGGCTCCGCCTCGTCGGAAGCGTCATCGGTCTGCTCGGCCTCGGGAGCGGCATCCTGCGACGGAGCGTCCTCCTCGTCGGTCTGCTCGGACGCGGGCTCTTCAATCGCGGAGGCGTTGTCCTCCGCGGGCTCCTCCTGCTGATCGGCGACCTCTTCGGACACCGCGTCCACGGAGTCGTCGGAAGAAACTTCGGCCGTGTCCTCGCCGCCGTCCGCAGCCTCGCCTTCGTTCGCCGACTCATCGGTGGCAGCGACGGCCTCGGAGGAATCCTGCTCGGGGGCTTCCTGCTCGCCGTCGACGTGCTCGTGCGTCTCCTCGGGAGCGGCGTCGGCCTCGTCTGTCGGGGACACGACCGGAAGGTCACCCTCCGGGGCAGTGACGACGGGCAGCTCACCCGTCGAAATCTTGTCCTCGATCGTGGGCTTGAGCGGGGCAGCAGCCGGAACGCGTCCCGTCAGGCCGCCGATTGCGACCGACTCGATCTCGCCCGTGTGGATGGGCTCGCTGGACTCGCCGATGATCGCCGACGCGTCGGAATCTTCGCCCGGCAGCTCGATCTCCTCGCCGGTCAGCACCACGTTCTCGCGGTCCTCCTCGGCGCGGTCGCGCTGGACGTCAAACTCGTTCTCGGACATGCTTCCTCCTTATATCTGCCCACATATTACGGTCCGCATGCGCGCTTGCGCGTATTAGCCCTCGGCAGGCCCCTCATTCGTCGATGCGTCCTGCGACGCATCCAGTCTCTTCAGGGCGCGCACCCGCGCCCACAGCACGGCCATCGACGCGCATCCCGTCGCCATGCCGAGGGCGGCCAGGGGCGGAGAGGCGAGTGCGAACTTCGTGATGATCGAGGGGCCGGGAACGATCACGTTTCCCGTCAGTGACGCCCACACCGGCAGGACCACATAGCTTGGCAGCACGAGGATGGTCCACGTGGCGATCTGAGTGCCCGTGATCGACCAGCGCGCGCTCACCACCAACAGAGCGAAGGACAGGCCCGCCCCGAGTGCCAGCAACGGCATGAGCGTGTGCCCCTCCAGCACGCCCTCCAGGCCCATCGCCGCAACGTTTGTCGAATCGGAGGGTGCGGCGGCCACCATCAGCATGCCCGCGGCGACGGATGCGGGCAGCGCGACCGTCGTGCCAAACGCGTGACGGTGCACGCGCGCGAGC